GATGTCTGCCGCATCCAGGGCTATGGCGGTGGGCAGGATCGATTGGTGGCCGTCAACGGTCACGACAACTTCCTCAAACGGGCGTCGCTCAACAAGCATGAACGGAATACCATCGGCATGGCCGCTCGCCCGGTACGGGTCTTCCTGCAAAATATCATATTCGATGCGCATGCAGTCTCCTTACAGTCCAACGCTTTGCAGAAAATGGATTGCCTCAGCCTGCGATTTGATGTAATGGTCGTTCAGGATCCACACCGCGTCAGCGACGGCGGTTCTCATCAGTCGGCCAGGATCTCCCCGTCCGCATCCGTCACGCCGAGGTCGCGCGCCTTGGCCTCGGCCGCGCGAAGAGCCTCACCCCATGTCCGACCGCGATCCTGCTTCACCTGAGCATGCTCGAGGATGTTCCCCGCGGCGGTGCTCCCGCGGTCAAACATCCCAGCGACCGCCACGCCCTCATATACGGACAGCGTTTCCAGGGACACGCCTTCGGCGTGCAAAGCGTGGGCGATCAGACATCCGGGCACGGCCGTGCCCGTGACAAGGTCCCCGTGAATGTAATAGCAACCATCCCGGTCACCGTTTTCGTTGACGTAGATGGTGCCCTCACGGCCAGCAACAGCCTGCCGCAGGGCCAGCAGGGCTCTACTTGGTGTGATCTCAGCAAGAGACGTCATCATCCGCCGTTCATGTGGTAGGCGAGGGCCTGTACCGCGCGCGAAAACCGCTTCCGCGCAGTCACATCCGTGGGGTCGTAGCCGGTCAACGCGTTCCGCTGGTCAGCTGACAGGCATTCCCACCCGATGGCCATGTCCGCCATGCCGGCCAGAGGCTCACTGGCTGCCGCGCCAGGGTCCACAGGCTCACTGCCCACAGGGACCGGCGCGGCCTCCCAACCGTCTCGGGAGGCCAGGAAGACGGGCAGCAACGCGCGGACATCATCCGTGCTGTACCGCCACTGACCGGTACGGGCGAGGTAGGCGGCACGCTCACGCCTGCAGTAGCTGTCCGCCGTCCGGCGGGCAGCAGCATTGACTTCCTGCCGACTCGCCGAGGTCGGGTCCGGCCAGCCGGACAACAGCCGGATCATGATTTCCTGCGCCAGGTCGGCGGCCTCGATGGGATAGCCGTACCGCGCGGCAAAGCCTCGCGCTACCCCATCCGCCTGCGCCTGCAGCCGCTCGAAGCATTCCACGGCCTGTTCCGGACTCCACGTCATCGGCCGCGCCCCGCGCGCCGTGCGGCACGCTGCCGCTTCCCCGCGGCACGTCTACGCCTACGCTCCGCAGGCGAGCATGACCGGCCCGCAGGAATACCGCGGAGTTCCCGCAGAAAAAAGAACGCGGACCACCGTCTACGTTCGTCAAGGCTGATCAACGGCGATCCTTTCCAAATCGTCGAAATCGTCAAAGCTCGGGATCGGATATTCCTGACCGTGGACAAGGAACGATCCGTCAGACTGGATATGGACAAGTTCGGGAATGACCGTGCCCGCATCCGAGATGTGCAGCAGGGCAAAGCCCTGCTGCCAGTTCGCCGAACCGTGGGTGAGGTAGGAGGCAGCATCAATGTCGGCCAGGTGGCCGCATTCCACCGCGGCAATGGTCTTCCTGCGCTCCCGATGACCGCGAGTCTCATGGATCAGGCCGAGGCGATGCGAATGCCCCTGAACCACGCTTTCGCCGAATTCGCGGGCCATGCGAAGCGCGCTACCGCCCGCGTAGCCTGCCAGTTTGTCACCGTGGATGGCGACCCATCCGGGGGCGAGCGTCAACGGCTGGCCCTGGTAGGTGATGGCCAGCCGGTCAAATTCGAGTAGTTCGGGGAGCTGCAGGGACTGCAGGTCCCGCAGGGCGGGCGCATATCGGGCCAGGTAGGCGCGAATGCGCGCCTCATGGTTTCCCTCAATGTAGTCGCATGGGCCGTCCCACACGGCGCGCAGTGATTCGAGGATCCCCACCGCGGCGTTGCAATCCATCTGTAGATCAGACTGGTATTCCTCGGCCATGCCGCGGGACCAGCGCGCGGGTCCGCGCATGTCCACGAAATCGCCGAGGATCACGATCCGGTCCGGGTCGTACTCATGGACGAGCTGCAGAATGCCTGCGACGGCGCGCGGATCATGGTCGGGTATGTGGGTGTCGGGCCACGCTAGAACGGTCTGCCAGCTGCTCATGTGGCCTCCCTAGATGTGTGTGGATTCCCGCCATCGAGCGCCCACGCAATCGACCGGCCAATGACCTCGGCGCAGGCCGGTACGACCGCGTTTCCCAATGCCTTCACTCTGGCAGCGTCCAACCTTCCGGAAACCCCATCATGATCTCCACCAGCCGCACGGGCGGACGCCATGATCCGGTCAAGGAGATTATTTGCCGAACCCGCGTTTTCGTCGCCTGCCTGTACCGCGGGCCGCTGCCGATGCCCCATCCGTTTCGCCCCAACGCTGCCGTGGGGGTAGGCAGCGATAAACAGACGTCTTCGCATGTGTGGGAAACCCACGGCGCACGCCGTAAGCGGAGCCCATTCCGTGTCATAGCCGATATCGGTAAGACCATCAATCACCTCCTCGAGTCCTCGTTTCCGCAGGCCGATCACGTTCTCTGCGAGTACCGCATGCGGCTGCAGGTCGCGGATAGCCCGTAGCATTTCCGGCCAGAGCCACCGTTCGTCGTCGGCGCCCTGGTGCCGGCCCGCGATGGACACTGGCTGGCAGGGGAAACCCCCTGCCAGCACGTCTACTCGCGGCACGGCCGTGAAATCAACGTCGTGGATGTCCTGCCATCGGTGGACGTCTGGCCAATGTCTGGCCAGAACGGATGCGCAGAACGGGTCTTTTTCAACCTGCCATAGGCAGGTCATGCCGGCGCGTTCGAACCCGAGGTCTATTCCGCCGATGCCTGCGAACAGGCTGCCGAACGTCAGGGCCACTAGGCGACCGCCTGCGCGGTCGCGCCCTTCGGCAGGTCGTCATGCTCGAGCAACGCCTTAAAGCTCGTTTTCGCCTGCGTGTGGTAGACCACAACGCCTTCCGGGCGCATCCATCCGGGGGCGGCATCCGACCCGCCGATACGCAGGTACTCGAGGGCCTCATCAACCAGCGCATCGGCGTAGATGCCCTGGCAGATGACGGGCACGACACCGCACGCCGAGGGCGCCGGGATGCGATCGTCTGCCAGGTCTGCATCAAGCTCACGCCACCGTGACGCGTTGAACAGGCTGAAACGGCGTTCAGAGAGGCCGTAGCCGCGCTGGATTCCCTGCCCCCACCATTCCCCATAGTGGTGCCCGGAGCCAAGCTCTGAGAGGCTTACAGCGTGGTCACGGACCCATGCGGCGAAGCCGTAGTTGTCGTTGTCGGGCGTGAGCCACCTGTTCCGGCTTCCGGCACGCACCTCCCAGAGGATGCCGCCGCGGGTCACAATGCTTGACCCGGTCGCGGCGGACCATGTGACCGCGACGCTACCATCATCGTCGCCCGCGCCAAGCGCGGCCACGGCCACCAGGCCGTTGGTTCCGTCGATTTTCTCTGTGATGACCGCCCGCCTGCGCAGGCGGGGGATTTTCGGGAACGACGGGTAGGACTCCATACTCTTCCTTTCCGGAGACCGCCGGGGTGTTTAACGCCAGCGGTCCCAGCGGCCAATGCCGAAATAGACGATGAGTGCGAGGACGACGAACGCGAACAGGAAGCTGCTCATCGGCGTTGCTGGCGCCTCTGCGCCAGGTCATCGCCGCGCATGATCTCGTCAACGGTCAGGCGGGCACGCCTGTAGCCTGACAGGAAAACGATGCTGCAGGAGATGATGAAAGCCCCAATTCCCGCGAACAGCAAGCCGAGGCCGAACAGGAACATGTGCATCAGTCGTCGACCCCTGGCCATGCGTCATCGAGGACCAGGGCTAGGATCGCCCCGTAGCCCATGATGTCGTAGGCCGTGTCCATAGCAGGCTCATTCCAGGTGCCGTACAGCTGCCCGGACACGGCCAGGTTCGCCAGCCGCGCCACCTTGTCATTCAACCGGGTTAGAACCGCGCGGACCACTTCGGTCTTATCCGATCCGAATGGGGTTGCCGCAATGTTCCGCGTGCCATAATCCTTCTGCTTGCCGATGACCAGCGCCTTAGCGGCATCGAACACTTCCGAGATTGCATCTTCGATGGTCAGAGTGGGATCCTTTCCGTGAACGCGTCAACACCATCACTGGCGATGAACGAAGAGGCGTCATGCCCTTCGGGTAGACGCACCACACGGGCGTGTGGAATGTCCTCGAGGATCGCCCGGACAAGCTGCTCACCCGGGCGCTGCCCGGACTGCTCATTCGGCGGATCAGCGTCCGGGACGATCACCACCTGAAAGCCTGCGTAGCATCTGGCCATGTACGGGCGCCAGGTGGACACGCCGGGAATGCCCGTGGTCGGCAGACCGGTTGCCTGCCGCACCGCCCACGTATCCGACTCGCCCTCGCAGATGAACGCGACCTCGCCCGCCGCCAGTAGATCACGGGCGTTGTAGATGAGAGGTGGCCTGCCTGGCAGGCCCAAATACTTGGGTTTCTCATCAACGGTCAGACCTGGAATCGCCCGGAATTTGATTTGCACAATACCGGTCGGGGTTTGATAGGGGATTGCCATCCTGCCCACATAGGGTTCATGCCCCGGGTAAGGCTCGCCTACGTATCCGAGATTGAAATATTGTGCGCTGACCCCGTTGTATCCTCGGCCCGTCAAATATTCGTGAACCGCGGGCTCGTCCCGCAGCATCGCCTGATAGACTACCGACGCTTCCGATAATTGTTTCTTCGATGAATCGTCGAGCACCAGGGAAATCTAAATTCTCCCTCCACATGACGATCGTGTAGCCGTCGCCTTTCACGCATCCCGTGTGGCAGGTGAAAGCATGTTCGGTGAGGTTGACCGAGGCGGATGCCTGCCTGTCCTCGTGGAACGGGCATTTAAGCGGTGTCCACCCGCCCCGGTCGGGCCGCAGTGTCGCGCCGTAATGCTCGAGCACGGCCCGGATATCGGGCCGTGGGGTCACGAAACGGTCAGCTGCCAGTCGTACCACTGGCCGCCTGGCGCGCGGGTGAACTGCACTTCGGCGACCTCGGTGTCCTTGTCGTCCGCGGCCTTGGCCTCGGCCGCGTCGAGGACCTTCCGCAGGTCGGAAGTGGAGATCAGTTGGTCGACGTCGAAGCGGATGCCTGTCACGGGGGGCTCGACAGGGTCACCGAAGATGAGACGGGGCATGTATGCTCCTTTAGGCTGGTGCGCTGGACGGTTTGTCTTATGCGGTCAGCTGACGATGACGATCTGGTGATCCTCTTCGGCCGACCACGGCGCCGTGACGAACCGCAGGCGCCGCCGCTGCTCCTTCGCACGCTGCGCTAGGAGGATGATCTCTTGCGGGTCGACGTAGTCGTCAATGTCAAACAGCAGCGACTCGACCGGGACGGTTACAGTCTCATAGGTCAGCTTCGCCATTCTTGTTTCCTCCGTTGAGTGCGGCCACGATGCGAACAAACTGGTCAAGTTCCATCACGACGAACGCCTGACCGACTGGTTTACGGCGAGCTTTCACAATTGCCGCATACCATCGGGTTTTCGCATTCGCCTGTTCCTTTTTCGCCTCGGCCATATACAACGGCAGGCGAATTTTCTCCTCGTCTTTGCATTCGACGGTGAACCCGGGCACGCCGCGGAGGTCACCGCGGTCGTCTTTGCCGTTGACGTCACCCCATCTGCGGATGTCCTCCGCGGGCACGCCGAGCATCTCGGCGTGCCCCTGCAGGTAGGCCTCTACGGCGGTTTCCCATCGGGTGCCGCGGGCAACGGACGGGTGGCTCACCCGCCCGTCAGAGCGTCCTGGATGGCGTTCGCCGTGGCGCGGCAGAACGCGCCTCCCTCGGGCGCGGCATCCCACACGCCAGCTCCGGGCAGGGTGGTGGTCAGGAGGGCATGCGCCAGATAGCCGGCCTCGCGGTCGTCAAGGGTGAGCGTGACCGTGGTATACCGGTCGGCTTTGAGGTTCACCGCGGGCCAGTCATTGCGCCGATGACATTCTCGGCGTTGTCGGCCTCGGGCGGCGGGCCCGCGAGGGCCAGGGCCAGGATCGCAATCAGCGCCTGCGCCCGGGTGAACCCGGCAGTCTCAAGCACGCGCAGCGCATGCCGGATCGCAGGGGGCGTGTCGGTCGGAAGGCCATGAACGTCGCTCAACTACATTCCCTTTCATCGATGGGATGATGGTCGAAACCGCAGTCGTCGCAGACCGTGTCATCGGCCGGCACATGACCGGCCGCATCATCGGACTCGCCTGTGCAGGCCTTGCAAGGCCTGCACAGCGGCAGGCCCATGAGTTCGTATTCGTCGTCTTCGCAGATGTAGCACCCACGGCGGACGGGGATTTGCCGCTTTGACCGCCAGGACGGATCGTGTCGTCCCCGCTCGAGCATCCAATATGCCGGATCATCCGGCCTGGTCGGTGTGGACATCAGGTCAGATGTTGTGACGGTCCTGGTCGCGAATCACTCCGGTCGGGTCAAGGGCCAAAAGCGTCTGAAAGATGATCCGGTCCGGCTCAGGCCTGAAAGCGTCCACCTCATAGGCATACTGCATTGCGGCAACGGCAAGCCGGAATTCCCGTCCACTGAATCGGACGGTGATGTCCGGGTCGGGCACCTCGACGGGGTCGATGATATGAGCCATGACAGGTGCTCCTTGCTGTCAGGCTGCCCTCTCGGGCAGCCATACGGATATGGCCTCGCCATGCTCGAGCGCGGCGAGCATGCGCGGGTATGGTGGGTCGGCCAGGTAGGCGTCTGCCTCAGCCCAGCCGGATAGCCCCCGCGACTCGTAGTGCCCTAGGATTAGGTTGCAAGACCGGCAGAGAATTCCACGAACACACTTTCCGCATGAGCCATCACGACCGGGGCAACACGAATGGTCATGGTCGGTGTGGATATGCTTTGTCGCCATCCGGTCGAACGGCGAGCGGCAAATAGCGCAGGAACTATCCTGCAGACCTACCAGATGCTCCCGGAGGAACGCGGACATGCCGTATTTGACGGTGGCCTGCCAGGCGCGCTTCTGCGCGCGCCGCCGTTCCCGGTTCGCCGCGTAGTAGGCGCGGTTAGATTCGCTCACCCGTTCCCGGTTCGCCGCGCGGTAGGCGCGGTTAGATTCGCGCGCCCGTTCCCGGTTCGCCGCGCGGTAGGCGCGGTTATATTCGCGCGCGCAGCCCTTGCACCAGCAATTCAGGCCGCCCGGCCTCGTCCTGTTCCTTCCGTACTCCTCTAGCGGTTTCACCTGGCCGCATTTGGTGCACGCCTTCCCGACGTCAGGATCAGTCAACAATGATGTTCCCCGCAGCGTCGGTCACGCCCAGAGCCCTAGCCCTTTCCTCGGCGAACAGCAGGGCCTCACCCCACGTCTCGCCCTCGTCCTGGGCGGCCTGCGCCGCGCGCAGGACGATCCGCACCGCGGCAAGGTCCGGGAACATCACTCTGACGCTGCATCCCTCCCAGCCATCGAGGATGGCAGGGTCGACACCTTCGGCGATAAGGGCATGGCCAATCAGGCAGCCCGGGCGGACGGGGTTACCGTCGCCCCTGCCATGCAGGTAGTAGCACCTCCCGCCCTCACCGTCCGGGCTGGTGTAAACGAAATTCTCGCGGCCCTTCACAGCCGTCCGTATCGCACGCAGAGCCCTACCGGGGGTGATCTCCTCGAGCGTGGTCATGCCAGAATACCCCTTTCCAAATCCCATGAGAGCAGGGTGTTATAGTGGCCTGCGGCCGACGCATTCCCACCGCGGTTCTTGACAATCGCCACACCCATTTTCGGCCAGGTGTCATCGCCCGCGCGCCACAAGGTGAGAACCTGTTCGGGCACTTTGGAAATCTTTCCGCGTAGACCGGAAAGGGGAACGGGAGAATCGCCGTTCTCATGCTCGCCTGTCACATGGTGCAACGCGACAATCAGAGCGCCTGTTTTCCGGGCCACATCATGCAGATAGTCGCAGACGGATTCCAGCCCGCCCCACCTGTCATCACCTCCCGCATCAATGTTCGCCAGATTGTCAACAACGATGATTTCGGGCCATGCGCCGTAGACCTGCGCATATGCCATAAGCTCATCGTCCACATCATCCTGGGAGAGTGATGATTCGTAGACGAATTGGATATGATGCAGGTCGGAAATGTACCGTTCGTAGCCCGCCGGATAGCGGGCTATGTCCTCAATGGGAATACCCGTGTGCATCGAACATAGACGGGTGTACTGTGTGTGTGCGTCCGTGTCGGCCGAAATGTAAAGGGTGCGCAGCTGCGCCCGGTAGGCCAAATTCAAAGCGAATGGGGATTTTCCGACGTTGGGCGCGGCAGCCACAAGAACCATTTGGCCGAGGCGCATTTTCAGGCCGAGGGCGGACAGCGGGGCGAACACGTCCTTCACGGGCGTGCCCGCCTGCCCGCCTGCCCTTAGCCCGCGTGTTGCGCTCAACATGAGCGTACCTGGTTTAACCTAAGTTTGCCACCTTTTTTTAGCGGCCCCACACCGTCGCGCAGTTCCGGTCAGCTGCACACGTGCCCCGATACCACGGCTTCTGCGTCTTCGTGGAAATCCCGTGCGCGAGCGTACGCGGCCCGTGGACAGGGCAAACCAGGTCGGCGGGTGAGAAGTGCCCGGAAAGGTCTCCCGGTGCGTAGGCGGGCGTGCTAGGGGCCGTCGCGGCGGCGTTGTAGGCAGGCGCCTGCGGGGGAGGTGTAAGCAGCGGCGCGGCGGCAGTCAGAGCGCGGTGCATCTCGAGCCCATCGGCGAGCCTCTGCGCGGCCTCGGCCGTCGTCATCCCAGCGAGCAACCCGGTAACCTCTTCCGGGCTGTCACCCCGCAGATTGATCATAGGCCCGTTGTTGGAATAGGAGACCTGGACCTTATAGTCATCCGACAATTATGATACCCTCTTTCCGAAAATCGGGCAGGCGTGCGCGACCCCACAGGGCCGGCACAGATCCCCCGGATTGGGCAGATAGATGCCCTGGCCGATAGCGGTCTCGAGCGCGCGAAAGTCGCGCGTCAAATCGTCCAGCGTGTAAAACGACAGATCCACAGCTGGGGTCGTCTCGCCCTTACGGGCGAGATAGTAATCCCCCTCTCTCGGATCCTCACCGAACAGATCAATCCAGGCTAGGCGGTACAATGCCAGCTGCTGCCAGCCGACCGGCGCCTTACTCCCGGATTTCAGATCACGGATCCGCCCCGGCGTCCGGCCGTCCAGCGTCAACACCTGATCGATTGATCCGATGATGTCGACCGGGCCGTCAGGGCCCGGCACCGTCAGTCGAAACGCCACCTCGACCGCGGGGGTGCCGTCGGGAAGCTCGTAGATTTGCCAGTCGTCGGCCAGGGCGTGACGGATGTAGGTCGCCACCCATTCCTGCCCGGCCTCGGCGCGACGGTCGAGGTCGGCCTGCGCCCCGCCCCGACCGCCATACAGCCATCGGGAGAGGTCAGGTTCGCGGCGCAGCGACCCGGTGAACGCCCCTGCGAACTCCGACACGTAGATGCTCTGCCAGGTCTCCACGGTAAGGGTGCGTCCAGCGCGCTCCCATGCCTCTACGGTGCGATGAAACGCAATCCCCGAAATGAGCCACGTCGCAGGCGCCTCGGCGACCTGGTGGACCCGGTGGAGTTCGTACTGCTTTCCGCAGGACGACCACTCGGCGAGCTGGCTGTAGCTCCGGTGCATCCGCCCCCTCTCGTGCCCGCCGAAGCGGGCTGATCAATGCTGTAGACCTCGACGTAGGCGGGCACCGCCAGGGGGCCGCCGTCCAGGTGCTCAATCCGATCGATCCATCGCCCGTCCGCAGGCACCATGGACAGGATGGCAGTCTCGAGCGCCTGTCCGACCTGCAGCGCAATGTGCACGTGATACTGCGGACCCACCGTCGAAACCACTCGGAGGATCATCCACACGCCCTGCGCACCCGGGTGCAAAATTTCCACCGCTTACCCTCCCCTGCGCCCCAGTGTGGGGGCACTTACGGTTATGCCACGGGTTGCTCCGTTGACGGAGCAACCGCGAGACAACGTTTTCTGTCCGCACGCGGGTGCGGACGCAGGGTCACAAAAGCAGAACCGCACCCATCGGGTGATGGGTGCGGTTCGTGCGGTGCATATCGGGACAGACATGGATGATCCACGTATGTCGTCATAGCTACATCTATCTAGCCTCCCTGGCCAGGTGCTACCGTGCGTTGCCCTCCCCACATATTTAACCTAAGTTTCGGCGCCTTGTCCAGCCAGCAAGAGGCAGATTTGGACAACTGTCCGACAACAAAAAGGGCCCCCGGGGGGGCCCTTTTTGCTACGCCCTGCGCGACGAGCGACACAGGGTCCGAGGAGGCTGCCTGATCAGGGTCTCGCCCGGCCGCGCGGGCACGTACGCCCAGCCACCGTGAATCGGGCTGGCGGCGTTGGGCGGCACGTCCGGATGGTAGTAGACCACCATGCCGTCGCGCGTCAGGGCCTGGACCCACTGCGTGTAGGCGCGCGCCTCGGCGGGTTTCAGCGCCTCACCCGCCAGCACCCGGCCGTGACAGCGGAGCATGTGCGCCGGATAGCACATCCGGTGAGCCTGGACGCTGATGCGCCACGGCAAGCCCTGTCTATGGTCCACATTCTGGGCGACAATATGGTACTCACGGAGCTTGGCATAGACGGCGGTTTCGGTCACGCCGTATTTCTCGGCTATCTGCTTGTAGGTCATGGGATCGGGCGGGCGCCTGTGGGCCGCGAGGACAGCCGCGGGCGGCAGTTTCGGACGCTGCGGCATGCCAATCTCCACTCGCAGGAATGGGCCAATCTCAAGAGAGACTCTATCCCCCACATGGGGGTCAGTCAAACCTAAGGTTCGACCCCGCGGCGATGGCCACGATCTGTGACGTGGTGTAGCCTGTCAGGACCAGGCCGATAGCTCCGGAACGGGCGCTATCCATGCAGGTCACTGCCTGCATGGGAGTTCACGTAGATCTGTAACCTGGTATAACCTAAGTATCGCAGGCGCGCACCGTAGGTGCATGACCAGGTCATGGGGTGATCCACGTTCCATCAAACCTAAGCATCGCAGAGGCCGCGGACATCTACCTGCGCCACAGGCGGGCGCGGTTCGCCGCAGGCACCGTGGGCAAGATCGAACGCGTGCTCCGCGAGGTCGCGGAGCACTTCGCGCGCCGCGCGTTCATCCGGATAACACCGGACGACATGGCCGACTACTGGGCGATCATCACTGCCCTGCCGAGAGAGCCCCGCGGTGAGCCTGCGACCGCGGGCACCGCGCGGAATTGGTTTTATGTGCTGAAATCATTCACCGCATGGAGCGCTGACCGTAAATACTGCCAGGTAGGCATGATGAGGGAGATTCACCTGCCACCACCCCCGCCGCGGAAAGACTACCTCTATCTGACCGCGGATGAACTCATTGTGGCGATAGAGGACGCGGCGAATCCGCGGAACCGTTTCGCCCTGGCGCTGTTGGCGAACACTGCGGGGCGAGCGAAGGAGATATGTCGTATCAACGTCGGGCATCTGGACCTCGACAACGATATGATGTACTACCAGCCCGTCAAGGGCGGACAGACGGACCGCATGCCCATCACTGCGGAACTTCGGCAGGAAATCGGCCGATGGCTACCCGCCTATTCCCGTCTCTACGGCGGGCAGCTGACCGAGGGCATGCCCCTGGTGCCCGGTATCCACGCGGGCAACTGGGGGCACAAACGGGTCGTCCGATTGACCGGACGCAGGGCGTCACCCAACGCGTTGGGCCATGCCGCGCAGGCGATGCTGCGCGGCCTCGGCTACACCGATGCGCAACGTGAGAGAGAGGGCACCCACACCATCCGTCGCAGCGTCGCCAGGCTGGCGTTTGACGCTGCGGCAGAGTCCGGTAGCGGCTACAGTCACGCCCTGGCCGAGGTTGCCGCCCTGCTGCACCACAAGAGTACCGTTACCACGGAGAGATACATCGGCCTCACCCCAGGCCGTGTCGCACGCGATACGAGAATGAAAGGCCAGCCGTTTCTAACACCGATGAGGAAGAGTGGCAGACCCGAAGGACAAATCATCCGACTCGCAGGGCAGGAGAAGGCATAGGATAGAGCCATGGGACGGATATAAGGATCATATTGCGTCCCTGCCTGACGACGAAAAGCCGCCGATTGAACTAGAACCCCCCCCGGGGGGAAGCGGCGAATAGCAGAATTCAGGGCGGGGGGAACAGGCCCCCCGCCCTGCGGTGGATCACCACAGCATTGCCTGTGGGGTTGCGTCCCGAATATGGGGCATGATCGCGCCGCGGAACGTGGCGCCCACCTTGACAAGGATCGGTTCCTCGGACCCCCACATGCGCAGGTCGCCTATCTGGCTTTCGGGTCCCGCGTGGCGCACCTTCGCGAAGGCGCTCAGAAGCCCCAGATCCAACGCAACGTCGCAGGGCCATGGGATGACGCCGGGCGGGTCCTCTCGGCCGTCCAGGCGGCCTATGAGGCCGTCTATGAGGCTGTAGAGGTCTGCCTCAGATGCGCCATGCCCGAGCTGGCTGACGCGGACGTGCGGGTCGGGTAGATGGCCTGTCGTGCCTGCGGGTAGCAGAGGCAGGCCCACGTTCGTCGCCAGCTGTACCGGTAGCGCCTCGGCCTCGCCGAGGCCGATCGTCAGAGTCACGTCCTGGCCCCTCTCGCTGCGCGCCGCGCGCTCGAGCGTCTGCGCGTCGGCGCGCTGCAGGCAGGCCAGGGCCTGCCCGTCCGTCTCGGCCTGGACGTGGTCCACTCCGATCGTGTAGGCGTCCGAGGCGGACACCCTGACCGCCTCGGGCAGGATCTCCAGCCGGACGGACGGGTAGGCGCTACGGGCCGGACAAAAAGCGAGCGCGTTGCCCATGATCCGGGCGAACGCGCTCGCGTCGATGGCGGCCGAGGCCGCAGGGCCGGTCAGTGGGCGCCACCGCCGAGGCACACCCGGTCCGCGGCCCGGTCCAGGTCGCACAGACGGGCGTAATGGGTGGCGAACTCATCTGGCTGGCCGACGGACAGCTGCCCATCGCCGTAGCCGCGGACAATGTCCGCGGTGCGTATCGTCTGGTTCCAGGTCATGATCCTATTTAACCTAAGTTTCGACTGCGATGTCAAGCTCACTCTGGGTAGATGTGACGAGCATCACCCAGTTTTCATGTCACGATCTTGACGGTTGTGACACATATATATAAGTAGAGGCAAGCCCCCCGCGGGGCTTGCCGACAAAGCGCCCCCAAGGGCGCCCACACAGAAACACCAACAACAGCCCCCGACACCGGGGGCTGTTTGCATGTCTAGCACAGTAGAAACACCTAAACGACAAAAGCTACCTCAGACTAGACAAAAGGGCGAGCCAACCAGGCTCGCCCATATAAGCAAACAATAAGGGCGCCCCACAAGGGCGCCCTATTAGTATATATAATAAAGAAGGCAGTTGATCATGTTAGCTTGCCTCACCTGCGGCAAGCTCACCCCCCGAAGCTACTGCCCTCAGCACCAACCCCCGCGCCCACGCGGGCGCCACCGCAACCGCCTCTCATCCTCAGCCAGGGGCTACACCGCGGCCTGGCGCACCCACAGGGCGCAGGCCATCCAGGACCACCCATGGTGCGCTGCCTGCGGCAGCCTTGACAGGCTCACCGGTGACCACATCACCCCCCTCTCGCGAGGGGGAGACCCGCTAGGGCCCGTCCTGGTCCTCTGCCTCAGCTGTAACAGCCGCAGAGGCGCGGGCCCCTTGCCCGCGCTCCCCTACCTACACCGACGCCCCTAGGCGGACATGTCCAGTCGAACCTTCCCCACAGACCTACTCCGCCACCTCGACATCCCATACAACGCCGTTTCAACCGAACATATCGACTCCGGCAGATGGGTAGAATACCGCGTGGCGGTATTCGAACATGAAGGTAAACACTGGCTAGTCCACTACCAGCGTGGCCTAACCGAAATGCAAGACGTCGACCCGTGGGGCTATGCGACCGAGGTTGAGGCGTGGGAGGTTGAGCGCGGCACGCGCACCATCACCATCGACACCTGGCTACCCGTAGAGGGCTAGCGCCACACCCACCCTCACCCCTCGAGGTGAGGGCTACCCGCGGGCCGCGGTAGTCGGGCCGCAACCCCCGGCAGGGGGCCCAAGCCTGGCAAGGATCCCCCCGCGGGACTAGGCATACCCCACCGATAGCATCCAACCCCATGCACGTATCGGGGTACATCATCGCAGGGCTGGCCCTAGCCAGCCTCACCGCCTGCGGCAGCAATGGGACAGGGGCCCCCACCACAGGCCAGGCACCCACCACCATCAACACCACAGGCCACACCGAGGTAGATGCCACCCGCTTCACCGACGCACTACAGGCCCAATACCCTGCCCTCGCGCAGGGCAGGACAGCCAAGGGCATAGGCCACGACGTGGACGCCACCTGCGCCGAGGCCCACCAGGGCGTTGACCCCCTGGTCATCCAACAGCACATCATCGGCAGGTTCGCCCGGCCCGACACCACACCATCACCAGCGCAGGCCGCCGCGCTGCTCGCACTCATGCGAGCGACCGCCTGCCCCTAGCCGCTGCCCGCAGCAGGGTCACAGCCTGTCACCGGGCCCGGCCCGGGAAGTCTGAGGCCACCCCCGGAAACCCGTGTTATAAATTTTGACGCGTGCGTCTCCATAACGCGCAGTGAGTGCCCCGAGGCCCTCCGGGCACTGTGAGTGAGGGGTGGCCGAGGCCGCCCCTCACGGCGAGTGATGATCAGGCCGCCTTGACGCGTAGCTCATACGGCACCGCCGTGCCGTGCGGTGGGGGCCGGGGGTGCATGCGGCCATATACCAGGCCGACGCGGACCTGGTGGCCCCCCCCCGCCTCGGCTGTTGACCGACGATGAGTTTGACGCGCTGCTGCGCGCGGGTGGACCGCCTGTAGCGGAATGACGAAGGGCTCCCCGTAGGGAGCCCTTCTGTGCCCCCACGGTCGTGAGGAGGGTGCGACGCCTGCAACATCACGTCGGGAAGAGTGGTGGTTCACCCCCACGGTCGTGGGGAAGGCTGTCGCAGCGTCCTGCTGCTGGCGTCAGCCGCTGGTTCACCCCCACTGAGGTGGGGAGGGTGTTGCCATGTGCCTGCTGCATGCACCGGCAGGTGGGACACCCCCACGGTCGTGGGGAGGTGGCGCGGACACAGCATATCAGGCAACGCACACCTTGCGGTACCCCTCGGCCGATCGCGTCTCGCCTACGCCCTTGCCGTAGTTGCCGATCGGCCCGTAGTCGATGGTGACCGTGCCGGCCTCCTCGTCATGCTCCTGTACGTTGACAGGGTGCCCGTCCGGGTCTAGCCAGATCCACCCCCCGTCCGCGGTCTCCGCCGCGTGGATCTGCTCAGGCGTTGGCGTTCCGATCAGGTTCATGTCCGCATCGAACATGGCGCGCCCCGTGGCCCTCTCCCCCCCTCGTGGTGTGACACCACTCTATCCGAACCGCATGACACTATCAAAAGGCTACGAACTTGATTTCCATCGGCAGAGCCGTGCCGTACGCCCTGCCCGCCAGCAACCTGGCGAACTTCTCACCCCCGCCGATCTTTCCCGCCCATGCGGGGAGCCGCTGATACGCGGCCAGGACGCGCGGATCCTCGGCCGCGATGAACCCGCCATCGGGGGCGGTCACTCCGGCGGTGGCCACCACGCGGATGTTCCGCCCGGACCGGTCGGTGTCGCTGTAGACGCTAATCACGGCCTGGCCGTTGGCCAGGTCTGAGGCCAGGTCGCCATCCTCGGGTGTCCAGCCGTCCGCGTTATACAGCGCGGCCTCGTCGCGGACGCGTTCCGGTGTCCAGCTGTCTGCCATTTCGGTTCCCTCTCTCTCGGCTGTGGCCTCAGTCTAGGCGAACCGCATGACACGGTCAAATGGTTCCGGGAATGGGAAAGGGCACCCGGCGGGGGTGCCCTTTGGCTATTCGGTGAAGCCCTGCCCGACCTCGATGACCTTGAAGCCGAGGTTTTCCATGACAGCCCGCGCCCCGTCCGCGCTGTAGGCGCGGACACTGCTGACCACCTCGCGCTCTCCGATGGCCACCAGGTGCTCTCGGTGCTTGACCGGGTAGAACATCTGCCCTGCCTCAAGCTTCGGCATGTGGTCCATGTCTGGCCTCCCGCTTTGTAGTTGTTTCCCGCTTGCAAGGGCAAGCCTAAGCGAACCATATGACATCGTCAAATGGTTCCCCATGATTTTTTAGGGGGTGACCTCGATGGCACCACGGACGAAGCCAACGGCTTTGAAGCTGCTGCAGGGTGACGACAGGACGCACCCCGGTCGGATCAACCGCGCCGAGGCCGCGCCACCGGTGGTCACGGACCTGGTACCGCCGATTGAGCTGGACGCCGAGGCGCAACGGGTGTGGGATCATTTCGGCCCGATGCTGCGCAGGCAGCGCCTGTTGACCGAGGCCGACCGGCTTTCGTTCGCTGCGCTCTGCCAGTCATGGAGTCTGTACGCCGAGGCGTCCGCCACGGTGCGGCGTGAGGGCACGCTGACGGTTGGGGTTAAGGGTCAGCCGGTGCGGAATCCTGCCGCCCTGGTGGCGAAGGACGCGCTACAGGACTACATGCGCCTAGCCACGGAGTTCGGCCTGACCCCGTCCAGCCGTGCGCGGATCGTGCTGCCCGCGGCGGATGGCGATGACCTCGACGCGATGCTCGCCTAGGCCCTTCCCCGCGGCACCGACCCGTTCGGCCGTCTACGGCCGTTCTAGGCCCCTTCGTGACCCCGTTCCGTGGCCGTCGCTGCGATGCCGCGGGCTACGGCCACGACCATCCCGGGCCGTGCGAATCGGCCGAGTTGCTCGGTTGCCCGCTGCACCGCCCATGCGGGCGGGGGCGTGTCCAGCCCAGCCCGGGCCGGCGTCCGCGGTCCGAACGTGAGTTTGTTGTCGGGCAGGACGGCCGCGGGCAGCGTCTGCGGCCCGTAGTTCTTCCTGATCTTTGATGCTGCCGCCGCGCGGGCACGCGCGGGGAAGTTTTTCCTGGGAGGGGTAGTGCCAGGGAGGGGTCCGGATTCCCGGACGCTGCCCGCATCATGATCGGTACCATTCGGCCCGGTTTGGGTCCGGCCCGCCGGACGCTCCGCGAACAGCAGGCGGTAGACGGCCCGCCGACCTCTGCGGGCCGTCTCGGCTAGGGCGATCAGGCCGTGCGCTGCTAGCCGCGCGAGCGTGGCGGACAGCTGCGACCGCTTTAGCCCGGATCGTGCGGACAGGATGTCGTGCCCGGGGGACGCGACGTCACGCCCCGCGCGGCAGTCCTCCGCGAGGGCAACCAGGACAACGCGCTCTTGTGGAGTGAGTTTGCCGGGGAGCAAATCCCATGCTGCGAGCATGTGACCGAGGCTCATGTGATACACTCTCCTTGCTCATGTGGTGTGTGCGCACTGTGAATGCGCGCATGCGTTCGGGGTAGGCCCTCCCGGTTGCCGGCCGGGAGGGCCTACCTTTTTGGGCACCTACTTGCAGGTGCAGTGTCCGCACTGGATGCAGGCCCCACAGTCCTGGCAGGCTGCGTGATCTGCGTGCTTGCTGTCCTCGCGTGGCTTCTTCATTCCCTCACCCCCTTTCGCTTGGTATAACCTAAGCTTAGCGGCTGCATATGACACTGTCAAATGGTTTGCTCAAAGTGCCATCCGTTGGGCAGCTGGATCTGCCCGGCGGACTGCCGGTCAGCGGTGAGGCGGATGTCGTTCCGTCCCGCTGCCGCCCTCGCGTCGGCCAGGGCGCGGCGTAGCGCCCTGGCGCTGTTGGCGCACTGCCCGAGTAGCCTGCCCCCGTCCTGCTCCCGGATGGTGACCAGCCCGGGGGCGTAGGACAGTGTCAGCCACGTGATTCTCTTCATGCGTCCCCTCGTGCCACTTAACCTAAGTTTCGGGCATCTTATATAACCTAAGCTTCTGTGTCAACAACACGTTTCGAGGGGGCAGTGATCACCTCCCCTGAAATGTGGCGCCATGATGAGGCCCGCGCGGACCGCGCGCAAAAATTCATCGAACGAATATTGGTCCACACGAAAGGCCGTCACGCCCGTACCCCGTTCATTCTCGAGCCCTGGCAGCGTGACGACATTATCCGACCGCTCATGGGCACCACGATGTGGGATGAGCAGCTAGGCCAGTGGGTCAGGCAGTACCGTCTAGCCTGGATTGAGCTAGGTCGCAAGAACGGCAAGTCGGAGCTGCTCTCCGCTATGGCGCTCTATTTCCTGGTGGCCGATGGGGAAGAATCCGCCGAGGTCTACTCGGCGGCCTGCGATCGTGATCAGGCAGGTCTGGTCTATGCCGTCGCGAAGCGGATGGTTGAGCTTTCCCCTGTGCTGTCGAAGCGACTGGAAGTCATCGACTCTAAGAAGCGCATCGTTGACGCTAAGACGAATTCTTTCTATCAGGTACTTGCCGCCGATGCGGGCGGCAACCTCGGGCAGAACCCGCATGCAATTCTGTTCGATGAGGTTCTGACCCAGCCTAATCGGGAATTGTGGGATGCGCTGAAAACCGGTATGGGCACACGTTCCCAGCCGATGATGATTGCTGCGACGACGGCAGGCACGACCGGCGCGGCGTTTTGCTTAGAGGAACACGAATTCTCGGAGCTTGTTGACGCCGATTCGCAGACGGATCCGCACCGGTTTGTGTTCATGCGGAACACGCCGGTTGATTGGGAATGGACCGATGAGGGTCATCCCCCCGATCCCACGGCGGGCGTTGAGGCAACAGGCTGGTATCAGGCGAACCCTGCGCTAGGCAGCTTCCTGAGTATCGTCACGCTACGCGCCGAGGCCGAGGAGGCCAAGAAAAGGCCATCCGCGCAGAACGCGTTCCGACAGTTCCGATTGAACCAGTGGGTTAGCCAGACGAGCAGATGGTTAGACATGGGCATCTGGGATGCCTCGGCCGGACCGATACCCGCCGGAGAGTTGCCGCAGCTGCTGACGGGCAGCGTCGCCTACGGGGGCCTGGACCTGGCCTCGGCGAGCGACTTTGCCGCGTGGTGTCTGGTCTTCCCGGGGGAGGATCGGACCGCGGCAGTCTGGCGGTATTGGGTTCCCGAGGCCGCGGTCGCGCGGCATCGGGCCGCCGACCGGATAGCCGTGTGGGCCCGGCAGGGCCATGTGACAATCGTCCCCGGCGCGACCATTCCGTTTGACGATATCGAAACAGCCATCCATGAAGACCTCGAACGTTTCGACGTCCAGCGGGTCGGCTACGACCCGTGGCAGTCACCGCAGATCGTTCAGCGTCTCGAGGATGCTGGCGTTGTCTGCGTGAAGGTCCCACAGACGCTTACGCGTCTGTCGGCCCCGTCGAAAGAGCTCGAGCGGCTGTTGGCGGAACGGCAGCTAGCGCACGGCGGGCAGCCTGTGTCCAGGTGGATGGCGGACAACGTTGAGGCGGTAAGGGACGGGGAAGGAAACATTCGTCCGTCGAAAAAGAAATCCGCCGACAAAATCGACGGTGTTTCCGCGCTGGTGAACGCTCTGTTTGTGAACCTCTTGCCGGATGAAACTCCGGACGTTCCGGAGGTGATTTCCCTGGAGGATTTCCTATGAAGTTTGCCCGCCAGGTGGCGCGGCTCGTGGCCGCGCCGAACTCCCTGCAGCTAGCCGGATTCGCCCTGATCGCTGCAGGTGTCTGCCTGGTGTTCCTGCCTGCCGGTCTGATCGTCGCGGGAATCCTCGTCTGCGTGGCCAGCCTCGGCGTTGAGAGGTCGCGCTGATGTCGATTCTTAGCGCGTTCTCCCGCCGGTCGGCGGGCGCCATCACGGGCCGGGACGTGTGGGGCGATGATTGGATTACCGCTAGGCGTACCGCGTCAGGCGCCAGGGTAGACCAGGACTCCGCCCTGCGCATGATCGCAGTCTATTTCTGTGTGAGCCTGATCTCTGATGTGATTTCCACACTGCCGATTGACACCTACCGGAAGGTGAAGGGTGGGAGGGACGCCATCCCTAACCCCCTGTGGCTGGACCAGCCGAACACGGAAATGACCTCGGTTGATTTCTGGCATCGGGTACTCGCGTCGATGCTGTTGGACGGGAACGCCTACATCTACGTGAGGCGCACGGATTCGGGCAGCGTCCTGGACCTGACACCGGTACATCCCGGGCTGGTCACGCCGTACAGATGGAACGGCAAGCTCACCTATGTGGTGGGGGCGGACGCGAACGGGTCACCGTTGCCCCCTGGCGCGGCGATCCTCACCCCGCGAGAACTATTGCACATTCCCGCGTTCGTCCGCCCGGGTGATCTTAAGGGCCTGTCCCCTATCGAGGTTGCCCGCGAGGCTATCGGCCTCGGCGTGACGATGGAAGAGTACGGCGCACGGTTCTTCGCGCAGGGCGCCACCGTCTCTGGCGTGATCCAGTCGCCGAATGCTTTGGAGCCGACGCAGGCCGAGATTATGGCGAGGTCGTTTGCCGCGCGCCATTCGGGCGCGCACAAGTCGCACCTACCCGCAGTGTTGACCGCCGGTAGCACCTGGCAACCGATCACCGTCCCCAACGACCAGGCACAGTTCCTCGACTCACGCAGGTTCACAAAAACGGAAATCGGTAACCTGTATCGCATTCCCGGTTATCTGCTTGACCCGCAGGTCAGCAGCACATGGGGCACCGGAATCGAAGAACAAAACCGGATGCTGGTTGATCTCACGTTTAATCCGTGGCTTGTCAGGATTGAAACGGCTATCAGTCAGCGTCTACTCGCACGGCCGCAGTTCGCAAAATTCAACCTTGACGCGCTGCTGCGCGGACGCACGTTGGACCGATACCAGTCCCACCAGATCGGTATTTCCGCAGGGTTCTTGACCGTGAATGAGGCCAGGGCCCGCGAGGATCTACCCCCGATTGACGGGGGAGACGAAATGAAGGCACCGGCAGCCCCGGTGCCCCCACCCGCCGCGCCTGCGGCGGACCAGCCCGCGGCAGATCAGCCTGCAGCGGATGACAGCACCGGGGAAAACCAGAATGGAAATTGAACGGCGCCTACATAGCGCCGATGTCGAGGTCCGCGCGGACCATGCGGGTAACAAGACCATCGAGGGCTACGCCGCGGTGTTCGGTGCGCGGTCGCAGAACCTCGGCGGGTTCGTCGAGCGGATCGATTCGGGGGCGTTCGCCGAATCGCTGGCAGCTGGGGACGATGTCCGCGCGCTGCTGAATCACGATCCCAATTTTGTCCTCGGCCGATCGACCGCGGGCACGCTCGAGCTTGCCGCGGACAGCACCGGATTGCACTACCGGATCACGCCGTCCAACGCGCAGTATGCGAAAGACCTTGTGATCGCCATGGAACGTGGCGACGTCACACAGTCCTCGTTCGGATTCCGTACGAACCCGGACGGTGATACCTGGTCCTACACCGAGGACGATTTCCCGCTTCGGACGCTGACCTCGGTCCGGCTGATCGACGTCTCGCCTGTGACTTTCCCGGCGTATCTGGACACCGACTCGCACGTGTCCACCCGCGCGGCCTCCCACGCGCACACCATGCGCGCGGTCCGCGACTTCGAGCCCGCGTGGCCTCTGCTGGACGCCCTGCAGTCCCGCCGGTACATCTAACAAACTCTCACGCCGTCAGGCCGACCCCAACGGGGCGCGGCCTTTTTTTGTGCGCAAATTCAGAAGGAACTATGAGCGACATTATCAATACCCTGATTGAGAAGCGCCAGGCCGCGTGGGAGCACGCGAAGGGCATTCTCGACCGGGCGGACGACCAGGGCCGCCTGTCCGCCGAGGACCGGGCCGCCTACGACCGGGCATCGTCCGACCTGGACCAGGTCGACGCGGACATCCGTTCGGCGCAGGAACAGGAGAAGCGGCAGGCCGCGGTGGATGCCCTGCGCGCGGACGAACTCCGTTCCGGCCTTGACGTCAACGGGTCGACTCCCACGCCCCCGGCGGACCGGGAGAACCTGCGCGCGTTTGTCGCTGGCGAGCGACGCAGCGTCGAGTTCAGCATGGCCTCGGCTGAGGCTCGCGCGAACGAGCTTTTCGTCTCCACGACCGGATCCTCGACTGGTGGGCAGCTCGTCCCGACCACCTTCGTCGACTCCCTGATCGAGTACATGGTCGTCAACTCCGGTGTTCTCGCGGTTGAGCCGACGATCATCCGAACCGATTCGGGTGAGACACTGACGATGCCACGCGTCTCGGCGATCACCGGTGCGGCAAGCATCATCGCGGAAGGCGCGGCGCTTTCCAACGCGCGCCCGGCATTTGACCAGGTGTCCCTGTCTGCCTATAAGTACGGGTTCCTGCGGCAGCTGTCCCCCGAGCTTGTGTCCGATTCCGCCGTCAACATTCTGGAATTCCTCGCGCGTGACGGCGGACGGGCGATGGGCAACGGCCTCGGCGCCCATCTTCTGGCCGGCACGGGCACCGGGCAGCCGCAGGGAGTTCTCACCGCGGCGACTCTCGGAAAGACGGGCCCGACCGGTGCAACCGGTGGTTTCGGTGCGCAGAACACGGTGGGCCAGGGCGGCGATCTGCTCATTGACCTGATCTACTCGGTGATTGCACCGTACCGGGCCAACGGCAAGTTCCTGATGCATGACAGCACGCTCGCCAGCATTCGGAAGCTGAAGGACAGCAACGGCGTTTACGTGTGGGCCCCTGGCCTGACCGCGGACACCCCGGGCACGATTCTCGGCTACCCGGTGTTCACCGACCCGAACATGCCGACCGTTGCCCTCTCGGCGAAGAGCATCCTGTTCGGTGATTTCTCCACCTACGCGGTTCGGCTGGTCGGCCCGGTCCGCTACGAGCGGTCCGACGACTACGCGTTTGCGAACGATTTGATCACCTATCGGACGCTGCTGCGCGCGGATGGCAAGCAGCTGGACACCACGGGCGCCATCAAGTACTTCCAGGGCGCTGCCACCTGATTCGGCTACAGGCGGGCGGGATAGCCCCGCCCGCCTGTCCATCCAATTTACACGAATGGAGCGCCGATGATTGTGCGAATGCTAGTTGACGTTTCCGGGCTACGCGACGGGGCCAGCTGGCCAGCCGCAGGCGAAACCCTCGAGCTTCCCGACGCCGAGGCGTCGGCCTACTGCGCGCTAGGAATGTGTGAACCCGTCCGCGGAACCGTCGAGGATCGGCGTGAAACCGCCGACGTGATGACCACCGAAACCGTGTCCAGACGCCCCCCGGGGCGTCCGCGAAAGGCGACCTGATGGCAATTGTGGTTGTGGACGAGCCTGTGATTTTGACCAGCGTCTCAGGCGCTGGTGACGAGACGAACGAGAACGACGGGGATTGCAATGGGTGCACTGGTAACGGCTGAGGCGAACAGCCTGGTCAACGCGAGTCTCGGCACGGCCACCTACACTGCGCCAACCACGCCGATCAAGCTGCGGCTGATGACCGCTAACGGGTCTGCCTCTGCGGCCGGCACCGAGGTTACGGGTGGTTCTTACGCGTCGCAGACGATTACGTTTGCCTCTGCGTCGGGCGGATCCGCGGCGGGCCCGCCGTCCGGGAACCTTGATTTCACGGGCATGCCCGCGGTCACCGTTGTCGGCGTAGAAATCTGGGATTCCAACGGTACGCCTCGGCGTCTTTGGTGGGGCGCTCTGACCACGTCCAGGACTCTAACCGCAGGCGATGTCCTGCGTTTCCCTGCCAGCTCGATTACCGCTGCTCTCACCTGATCTGGCCCTAGGGGGAGGCTACCCCGATGGCCAAATTTGACACTCTCGTAGAAAACTTTTCCGGCGGGTCCCTACCGGCTACCTTCACGACGGTGGGCACGGGCGTTTCCGTGTCCTCCGGTAAGGTGCAGATCCCGGAAACGGCCACCACCGCCGGCATAAACACCGCGGCGTCCACATACGACATCTCAAATTCGTCATTGTCGTGTGAGTTTGCGTTTCCGGCAACGGTCAATTCTCCGCTGTATCTGTTCACGATCCAGCCGGATGGCAATAACGGTGCCGCGTGGATTCGTGTTAACGCCTCCGATTTGCAAATGTCCGCCAAGACCGGCGGCACGAACATTTTCAGTACGACTATCACGTACAGTGCGACGAATCATCGGTGGCTGCGTTTCCGTGAGGCGGCGGGCACGTTCTACTGGGAGACCAGCCCGGACGGTAGTACGTGGACGTCGCAGGGGTCGATTACCTCGCCCACGTGGGCCTCCGGGAATATCCTTAACGCGACGTGGTCGGGTAGGACGTTCGGCACGGCCATCGGTAACACGGCGACGGTCGACAACATCAACACGACTGGTGCGGCAACCGTATCGGCGGATGCTGCACTGTCGTCCGCTGCGGCTGTAACGGCCTCGGCGGGAATGGTCGGCCAGGCCGCTACCGGCCTGGCCTCTGCCGCCAGTCTGACCGTGGCTGGCACTCCTGTGCGTCCAGCTGCGGCGGGTCTTTCCGCCGTGGCTTCTCTGACGCTGGCGGATACGCCTATCCGGCTGGCCTCTGCGGCATTGTCCGCTGCGGCCTCTCTAACGGCCGCAGACACGCCAATCCGCCCCGCCGCGGCCTCCATGTCGGCAGGTTCCGCCGTGTCCGCCACGGCGGTTCTAGGGGCCGTTACGGCTGTTTCCGGTGCGGCCTCGGCCGCACTGTCCGCATCGGCCATTGCGGTCGTGCCTGCAGGCGCCTCTCTGTCGTCTGCCACGGCGCTGGTGGCCGAGGCGACAGGTACCGGTCCGCAGACCGCCGGCGCCTCCCTGACCGCGGCAGCTGCCCTGACCGCGGTCGCGGTCGCGGTCGCGCCCGTGGCCGCGGGCCTTTCCGCAGGCGCTGCACTATCTGCGGCAGCTACCAGGTATGCCCCCGCTGCGGGCAGCCTCTCCGCGGCCACGAGTCTCGGAGTAAGCCCCGTAGCGGTCGTTTCGGCCTCGGCCGACCTGGCGGCAGGTTCCGCGGCTGCCGCCGACACGGCGGGCACAGTCACGGGCGACGCCTCTCTCACCGCGGCCTCGACGCTGGCCTCTGCGGCGACTGCTGTCCGGCTGGCAGCAGTCGGCCTGGCAACATCCGCAGTCCAGGCTGCGGACACGCTGCCCGTCCGGCTGGCAGACGCCAGCCTGACCGCAGGCTCGAGCGTGACACCGGACGGTGGGCTACTCGTCGCCCCGGCTTCGGCAGCCCTGGCCTCGGCGAGCGACTTTGCCGCCTCGGTCGACGGATCCCAGCAGGGCCGGTCAGACCTGGCCTCGGCGTCCGCCGTCACCGCGAACGCGCTACGCGTCCGGCTGGCGTCGGCTGACCTCGCGGCCTCGGCCTCGGCTACGGCAGCCGCAGGGCAGCGTTTCGCGACCGCGGATGCCACGGCCATAGCCGTAGCGCATCTGACCGCCTCGGCGGCGGTCACCGCCCATTACGCCATGCCCGGATGGCGCCGATTCCTCGAGCTCGTGTCCACCGTCAGGAGTGTCCGTTGATCCGTGCACTGACCGGCACACCCGTGACGGTTGTCTTTCGTTTCACCCTGGATGAGATACCGACCGATCCTGACGGGCAGGCTGTAACCGTCACCGCGACCGGGCCGACCGGGCCCGTTGATACGGGCCCGGTTACCCGGGAGGCCATCGGCGTCTACTCGGTCCGCCTGCCCGCCTCGCCGAACCCGACACAGCTGGACGTCATCTGCGCGGGTGAGTTCGCAGGCGACCCGGTCGCCCTCGCCGAAACCGTGGAGGTTGTGTCCGCACGCCTCTTCGACCTGGTGGAGTTGCGCGCGGCCGATCCCGCGTTAGCCGACCGGGACCGCTGGCCGACCGATCTGCTCGAGACGGTGCGGATGGAAACGGAGGATGAGGCCGAGCAGATCATGGCCCGTTCGTTTTTCCGCCGCTACCGGACGTCCACCGTGATCGCCGATGGCAACTACGAGCTGTGGGTTGATAGTCCCCTGCCGATACGGCAGGTGGTTTCCGCGGCCATCGCGGGCGAGGCCGTAGACGTGTCCGCGGTGCGGTCGACCCGGCTAGGGGCGGTCACGAACCCGGACGGCTGGCCATCCGAGACAGACGTGAGCCTGTCCGTCGTCTACGGCGAGGACAGAGTTCCTACCGATATCCGCCGCGCGGCCATCATCCGCGCCAGGACCAGACTGTTCGATTTCAACTCCGGGATTCCGGATCGGGCCACGGGGTTCACCGCCGCCGAAGGTGGCGGCACGTACATGCTCGCCACCCCCGGCAGGGCCGGGTGGGAAACAGGCATTCCCGAAGTCGATGCCGTCTACAAGAGGCATTCCTACCGGATCCCGGGGGTGTGGTGAATGACCTGGTATCCGACAACCGCCTTTCAGGTCAAGCGTGCGGCCGTACAGGCCATCTCTGCTCTACTGCCTGACGTCCAGGTCACCTATGGCCATCCGGGGCGATCCGTCGCGGCCGAGTGGGTATGCATCGGCGACGTGTCATGGGCCTCGGACGGCTACGCCAGCCTCGGCGACCGGCAGAAGGAAGAGCGTTACAGCATCTCCCTCACCGTGGACGTCCAGATTTCGGGCGGAACGTTCGAGGCCGCCGAGGCTCGCGCGGCCGATCTGATGGCAGCCATCGCCCTGTATTTCCGGTCCAGCCCGTTCATGGCGTTCGGCAGGCGGACCGAAATTTCGGTCGAGATGGATTCCGCGTCCGCCTACGACTATCCGAACGGCAGGGCCGTTCTGTTCACGGGCGCTTTGGCCGTCGTTTCACGCCTCTAATTCAACCTCACCCGTAAGGCATCATATCTGTGAGTGCTATTCTTTCTCAGCTGGGCGTGGTCGACGAAACCACCTACGGCACGGCTGTCGCTGTCACAAAGTTTTTTGAGTTCAATTCCGAGAGTATCGCAGGGAAGTATGAGCGGATCGAATCCGAATCGATCCGCGCCGGGCAGAAGGTCCTCAGAACAGACCGGTGGATCCCAAACGCCAAGGGCGCCGAAGGCGATATCGAGATTGAGGTTCTGACGCGAGGTTTCGGCTTTTGGCTAAAATACATGCTAGGCACCGTGGCCACCGGGACGACCACGGACTCTGCCACCACCCACACGGCCACTCTCGGACCCCTCGACGGTAAGTCCTTCACCTGCCAGGTAGGCAGGCCGGATATCACCAACACGGTCCGCCCGTACACATATGCGGGCGGGAAGGTCACCGAATGGGAGCTGAAAAACTCCGTTGACGGAGTTCTTACCTGCAATTTCACGTGTGATTTCGCGTCGGAGACGATTCCGGTTGCGTCCCCTTCGGGGCCGTTCGCCCTGCAGGCGTTCGGTATTCCCGCGACCGGGGCTGATCTTTTCCCTTATCTGAACGGCAGCCTCACTATCGGCGGTATCGAGGTTCCGATCAGCGAATTCAGCCTCAAGGCGTCGAATACTCTCAAGACCGACCGGTTTTTCATCCGCAGCACCGGGGGTAAGCGGGAGCAGCGCGAGGATGGTATGCGCACCTACGAATGGTCGGTCACCGCGGAATTTGAGGATCTCAACCAGATTTCCCGCGTGGCCTCGGCCACCCGGGCGGGTGCGACTGCGCAGATTGTCGCGTCCTGGACGGGCCCGACGCTGATCGGGGTCACCACTTTCCCGGCCTTGACCATCACCCTGCCCCAAGCGCGTTTTGACGAACCGTCCACGGTCGGCATCGATGGGGCGGAACAGCCGGACCTCGAGCTGTCCGGTATGGCTCTGGGCCCGACAGACGGATCGTCGCCTGTGTCGATTGCCTATCGCACGGCGGACGCCACGCTCTGATGGCTGGTGAGCGTGACGTCCCCATGGATATCCGCGTCGAGGGCGTCAAGGAACTCCGCAAGCAGCTGCTCGCGATGGACAAGCAGTGGGCGTCCAGGTTCAAAGACGCGAACGCGAAAGCGGCCGAGATTGTTGTCTCGGCCGCGCGGGCGCGGGCACCCCGCGTAGGGCGGATGGCAGCGAAAGCCGCGCAGACCCTGCGGGTAGCACGGACGCAGACAGCTGCAGCCGTGAGGTTCGGTGGATCCCGCGCCCCGTTCGCATTGGGCGCGGAGTTCGGCGCCGTGCGCGGCGCCTCCCGCTCTACCTCGCGCGGGCCCCGCCGAGGCTGGAATCAGTTTCAGCCGCACCGCGGCGGCGGAATGAGCGCAGGCTACTTCCTCTATCCGGCGATTCGCGAGAACCAGCCGGAAATCATCGACACTTTTCTAGCCGAGATTGATGCTATCACGCGGGACGCGTTTCCCGAATAGAGACAGGACCCTTTTATGGCCAGCCTGAACATTGACCCGAACAGCATGACCATCGGCGACCTTGACGATTTCGAGCAGATCGTCGGCAAGCCCATGCAGGAAGCCCTGGCGGAACGGCCTGTGATCGACCCTGATACGGGCGAGCCTCAGAGGGACAAGCGGGGCAGGCTGGTCCGGAAGGTCCAGCCATCGGCGAAGTCCATGCTGGCCCTGGTTTACATCGCCAGGCGTAAGACGGATCCGGGGTTCACGCTCGAGGATGCCCGCCAGGTGCCGATTTCCGAGCTGACGGCCGACGAGGGGGAGGCGTCCGAGGCGCCCGACCCAAAAGAGTAGCGCGGCTTAAAGGCTATGCCGCTTTCTGCCATTTCTATCGGATGTCGCCCGCCGATCTGCGGGCGATGACCATAGCCGAATTCAATGCGTTTGAGCAGTACCGCAGGGAGTATATCCAGCGGATGAACAGGGGGGCCCGTGGCTGACGGTGGGTCGCGCACCCTACGCATCAACATCATTGGTGATGCGCGGCGGGTCCAGGGCGCGACGCAGGAGGCCTCAGACAGCCTCGGGAAACTCGGTGTCGCGGCGGCAGGGGCGGGCGCCGCGGTGGCAGCTGGCCTTATGAAGGCTGTCGATAACGAAGCCGTCATCGGGAAGATGAACGCGCAGCTCGGTGCGACTGGGGACCTGGCGAAGGATCTGGGCACAACCGCGGGCAACCTGTATAAGTCCGGGCTCGGTGAGAGCATGCAGGACGCTGCCGACGCTGTGAAGGCGGTATGGCAGGGTGGCCTGATCGACGAGGATGCGACCAATGCGGAAATCGAAAAGGTTTCCGGTAAGGTCATGACTCTCGCGAACGTTTTTGATCAGGATTTGGGTGGTGTCACAGCGGCCGTTTCCACGATGATCAAGACGGGTTTGGCGCCGAACGCCGAAGCCGCGATGGATATTCTAACCCGCGGTTTTCAGCAGGGCGCAGACAAGGGCCAGGATCTGCTGGACACCTTCACGGAATACCCGGTGCAGTTCCAGGCTTTGGGTCTGTCTGGAACGGAGGCTATGGGCCTCGTCTCTCAGGGCCTGCAGGGCGGTGCACGTAACGCGGACCTGGTGGCCGATGGCATCAAAGAGGCCACCCTGCAGCTGCAGGGGATGGGCCCTGCGACCGCATCGGCAGTGAAGCTTCTCGGGCTCGACGCGAGCAAGATGCAGCGGGATATCACCGCGGGTGGGAAAACCGCCCATGACGCGTTCGGGCTACTGTTGACGAAACTGCAACAGATACATGATCCTGTACAGAAGAATCAGATTGCTGTCGGCCTTTTTGGCACGAAGGCTGAGGACCTACAGGCGTCTCTGAACGGCCTGGACTTGTCCGGCGCCGCGGGGGCTATAGGCAATGTTGCCGGGGCGCTAGACAAGGCTGGCGCGGCAGCGCAGGACAACGCCTCGGTGAAGATTGAGAAATTCAAGCGCCAGGTATCCGCAACGTTTGTGAACGTTTTGGGTAGCCAGGTGCTGCCCAAGCTGGAAGCGTTCGGCGCGTTCATCGAGCGGAATAAGGGCCCGCTCACCGCAGTGGCCGCGGTGATTGGCACGCTGCTACTACCGGCGCTTATCCGCATGGGTGTCACGGCAACAGTCAGCGGTGCGCAGACCGTTGCGGCGTTCGTGGCAACGAACGCCGCTGCTATCGGCAGCGTAGCGACCGCCGTTGCCTCCCTGATCGCGCAGGGCGCCCGCTGGGTTTGGGTCGGTATCACCGCCCTGGCGTCGGCCGCGCAGGTAGCCGCAGCATGGCTGATCAGCATCGGCCCGATAGCCATTGTGATTGCCGCCGTGGCCGGACTGGTATTCCTGATATTCAAATATTGGGATGATATCAAGGCTGCCACGATTGCTGTTTGGGATTTCCTGTGGGGGAAGATCACCGGTATTGTTTCGGCGGTGGTCGGTTGGATTCAGGCAAATTGGCCGCTGCTGCTTTCCATTCTGACTGGACCTATCGGCGCTGCGGTTATCCAGATAGCCACACATTGGCAGCAGATCAAGGACGGTGGCGTTGCGCTTCTAAACTGGTTCATCGGCCTACCGGGATCTCTCGGAAACGCCCTGTCCGGTTTGGGTGGGATTATCCTTTCGCCTTTCAAGGCGGCGTTTAACGCGGTGGCCTCGGCCTGGAACAACAGTGTTGCGAAGGTCGGTTTCACCGTGCCCGGATGGGTGCCGAAGCTGGGTGGGAAAGGCTGGCACATCCCCAGCATTCCCATGCTTGCCACGGGTGGCCTGTTCACCAGCCCCGGCATGGCCCTTGTGGGCGAGAAGGGCCCGGAGCTCATCTTTGGCAGGCCGGGGGCGGGGGTCGCGCCCCTGCCGGACGGTGGCCTGTTCCCACCCGCCTCGGGCGGTGGTGGAACCGTCGTCAACGTTGTCATCAACAACGCCGGGAGCGTGGTCAGCCAGCGTGAGCTTGTGGACCAGGTCCGTACCGGTATCCGTGATGCCCTGCGCAGGCAGGGCCGGGCAGACATAGTCATCTAGGGGAGGCGCTGTGCTATTCGATTTCGCCTCGGCGCCTCTCCTCCTCGTCGAGGTGAACGAGGAACCGCAGATATCGAACAACTGGACGAATATCGCTGCGGATGCTCCGATCCTGTCGATCAAAACGCAGCGTGGAAGGTCACAGGAGTTTGACCGGGTGCAGCCTGGCAGCTGCACCATTGTCATCGATAACGCCGATGGCCGCTACGACCCTGACCTCGGTACCGGTCTGATCAGCGCCACGCCGAACGTGTATCCGTGGCCGCAGTTCGGGTCCGGTGGAACCCATGTGTTGCCGGATACGCTGACCGGCACCTATTCGACGGCGCCGAACTTCCCGTCCAGCTCAACATGGCTGAACATGGTCTACACGTCGAGCACGGCATCGTTCACCTGGTCGCAGACTGCAGCGCGGACCGCACTGTCTAACCCGGGTACGCCTCTGTGTTTCACCGGGCAGGTTTTCCAATCCGGGTCGGACAGCCTGCAGGTAAATTTCATCTACCGGAATGCTGCGGGTACGGTCATCTCCGATACGCCTGTAGGAACAACAAGTATCCGCAACAGATGGGGCGCCTGGTGCACCATGTACGCGCTGCATGTGCCCCCCGTGGACGCGGTCAGCGTCACCCCGAAAATCACCATGACCCGTGCGCCCGCGTCCAGCTCGAGCAATCTTTATTTTGATGGCTGGCGTATGCGGTACGGGTGGTGGAACATCCGCGACAACATCAACACAAGGACGTTGATGACGCCCGGCAGACATATCCGCGTGTCCGCGTTTCCGTCAACGTCAGACCAGACCGCCCGTGATGTCATCTGGCAGGGGCGGATCGAAGATGTCGAGTCCGATATCGGCGATCAGCCGACTGTGACATTGACCTGCAAAGAGTATATAGCAGACCTGGCCAATGCGTATATTCCGAAGGTGTCGAGCGGGGTCACCTACAGCACCTATGCGGCCCGCGCCAACGACCTCGGCGCGAAGGTGTGGAACAACGCCAACCGCGGCCAGCCTGTGGTGTCCTGCTACCCGTCGACAGTCATTCCAGGGGCTACAACCTACGACGGGTATGCGCTGGATCTGCTGCAGCTCGTCGCCGATTCCGATCAGGGCATCGTCTACCAGGACGGCGAAACCGTGTTCGTCGCCCTAGCTAACACGCTGCGCGCGCAATGGTCCTCGGCGAGCGTGGCAGTCGAATTCAACGACAACTATGCGGCGAACACAATCCAATATAAGGGCCTGCGTACATCTTCGGGCATGTCAAAGATTCGGAATTTTATAACCGCCAAACTGGAAATCGGCGGCGAAACCGCCGAGCATGACGACACGTCGATAGACAACTATGGTCAGCGGGACCTGCAGGTCACGACCTGCAACCGGAACACTGCAGAGGCTTATTTCCTGTGCGTGGACATGATCGCCCGGCATAAGGACCCGTACCGGCGGATTGACGCGGTCGAGGTGGACCTGACCGCACAGCCACTCATCAACTTTGAGATCGTGCTCGGGACCGGGCTGTGGCAGAAAGCGCGTGTTTCGCGGCATTTCGCAGGCTTGACGTTGACGCAGGACGGGCTGATCCAGGGCATCGAACATGACATCACACCCGACCGGTGGGGGATGACCATGTACCTGCAGAAGCCCTTCACCTGATGACGGCGGTGGAAATCCTCGTATCGGCCGGTGCGGCCTCGGGTGCGGCCATGGCCGTGGGCGCACTGGCCGTACGACTGTGGCGCGGCATCCGCCACCTGGTGGCCATTGTCGACGCGGTCGAGCACAGAACAAAGCAGCTGGAAAACAACGGCGGGTCGTCCGTGAAAGACAAGGTTGATCAGATGTGGTCGACGCTCGATCAGGTGATCGAACGGTTGGACGCTATCGAGCGTCAGAGAGGCAGGTGGCGCCGTGGCTGATCTGTGGCTGCCCGGGGCGCAGGTGGTGAATCTGTCCGCTAAGGGCCTGGCCCTGTCGGGCGGTCCGCGTGTCGCTGTCTGGCACACCACCGAGACAGGCAAGGGGACCGCTGCGGCGGTCGCCAAGGGCGCCAACATGGCGCGGTGGCCAGCCCATCTCGTGTGGGATCCGTACACGGGTGAGATCATGCAGCTGCTGCCCGCGAACGTGGCAGCCTCGGCGCTGATCACCCACAACCGTGACGGCGCCGTTGTCGTCCAGGTGGAGGCCGTAGGTAAGGCTGCCGACGCGCCGCTCGCAACGTCTCCCCTACTCGGTCTCGACGTGATCCTCGCATGGCTCGACTCGCATGGCGTGCCGCGGGTGTGGCCTGCGGGTGCGCCCCTGGCCTACGGCGCGGGCGGAGCACCCGCCTACGGGGCGGGCAACGGGCAGCGTGACGCGTGGGGCCGGTCAGGCCACTACGGGCATTCGCAGGTGCCCGGTAACGACCATGGCGATCCGGGCAGGGTTGACCTGGCCCGGTGGTCTCCTGTTCCCGCGGCCGAAGCCGCGCCAGCCGGTATCAGCCTGTCCCGGTGGAATGAGCCACCCGCAGGATATCTCCTGTGGAAGGGATCGAGGGATCCCGTTCAGGGCCGGTGGACGTTCGTACATTGGGTTCAGGAAAGGCTGAATCTGACCGGCGCCCGGCTTTCCGTGGACGGTGATTTCGGTCAGCTGACCGAGACTGCGCTGCAGGTGTTCCAACGGCAGTCCGGGATCAACCCGGATGGTGTTTTCGGTCCGCAAACCCAGAACCGTTTAAGGTGATATGATGAGTAGGATCCTCGCGTTTTTCCGGGCGAACCCGGGGCCCACTGTTTCCCTGGTCCGCTATGTGCTGTTGGCGGTCGCTGCGATCGCCGTTCCGATTCCGGATGCTGTTTCGGTTGCTCTGCTGACGCTGATCACCGCGTTTCTGCATCCTGTGACCTCGAGCGGCGGCGATGGTAACGGCTAGGCATAGGCGTGCCGTGGCGCATACGGGCGCCACGGCTGTGACCGCGGCGGCCTCGGCCGCCCTGCTCGTGACACCTGCTACCGGACCGCTGCCGGTCGTCCAGGCCGAGGCGCCACCGGTAACGGTTGCCGTTCACGCCACGGTACCGGTGGATAGTCCACCGACCGTTCAGCTACACCTCACACCACGCCCAGCGGTGAAAGTCAACGGCGGGCCCGTGAAAGCCGTTTCTCGGCCTCTAGAACGGCCCGCGAGGCCCGTTCCTGCTACGCCGGTAGTGAAGGCTACCCCCGCCGCTCCTGAGGCGCCTACGGCCATTGTGGCGGCCTCGGCGTCGGCCGCGGTCAACCTGGCCGCGGCGCAGGCAGGTAAACCCTACGTGTACGGCGCGGCAGGCCCAAGCTCGTTTGACTGTTCCGGGCTCGTCCAATACGTGTTCCGGCAGCTCGGGATCAGCCTGCCGCGAACGGCGCAGGCGCAGTATGATGTGTCCACGCATATCCCCGCGGCCGAGGCCGCGCCAGGTGATCTCATTTTCTTCGGCGCACCATATGGTGTTTACCATGAGGGCATTTACGCGGGGAATGGTAAAATGTGGGTCGCGCCGCACACGGGCGACGTCGTGAAGCTTCAGACGATCTGGTCAACCTACTCGGTTGGCAGGATCACGGTATGATAAAGGCGGGCACCCCGAAGGGTGCCCGCCGCTTTTTTTGTGCCCGCATCTGGTCAGACTGCTACGTCCCTGGCGTGGCCGATGGCGTCGGACATGAGCCGTGCTTTCGGATGGATGCTGGCTGTCCGGGACCAGGCCGCCAGCCGCCGACGGGCGACCGCCGCCGCGGGTTCCGCGGCGATCAGGTCAGCGGCCTGGATGGCGTACTTGGATGACTGGGAATAGTCCTCCTCCCGGATGCACACACGCGCCAGCGTCGCGGACAGGCACGCCTGGTAGCCGTAGAGGCCGAGACGCGCCGAGGCGTCCATCGTCCGGGCGATGGGAGCCTCGGCCTTGCCCAGCTCGTCCGCCACGGCGAGCGAGGTAGCAGACCAGTAGTCCATTTCAAACTCTGAGACGGTGTCGGTCCAGCCGACCGGCGCCACGGTGGTAGCGGCATATCCGGAGACGATCAAGGCCCGGGCGGCGGTCAGGTCGGCTTCGACCGCATCGCCATCCAACAGCATCCCGTACGCGTATGCGCGGGTGAGCAGCAGACGGACCCGCATCGCAGGGGACCCTGGCCGGTCGAGGGCCGCCGCGACCCGCGCCGAGGCGGTAGCCGGACGCCCCGACTCAATCTGATCAATGATTGAGTCCTGTATCAGGGCGGCCTCAACGGACTGTATTTCGGCGGCCTTGCTAGCCGCCCTGGCCGCTACGGCCGCCCTGGCGGCATCCCGCGCCCGCCCGGCTTCCCTAGACGCATATGAGGCGTAGAGGTGAGCCAGGGCTAGGATTCGGTGTATCTCGGCCTGCCTGCCGCTCGTGATGCGTATGGCCGACGCCGAGGCCGCCAGGGTCGCGGCGTAGGCCGCCAGCTGGACGGGCGGCAGAACGTCGGCGGCAGCCTCAACGCGGTCGAGGGTATCGGCTATCTGTTCTAGCCGGTCGGATGCGGCGCCCGCGGGGGGCGCATCAAACGCGGTCTCAACCTGGCGTACCAGGTCCCCCGCGACAGGATGGCTCATATCCGCAGTGTAACCACCCTGGCGCGTGTCGCGGCAGGGGATCGTCAGCAGAGAAGTTCCCGCCGGGACGCCTCCCACAGGCGGGACCACATTTCGCGTGCGCTGGACGTCTCGGCGTGGGCCATGTGCCACCGCAGGTTCTCGTTACCGTCGTCCAGGCCGGGCCGCCACTCGACCTCGACGCCCGCCGTGTCCTCGGCGGGCGCGGCTTCGGCCAGGTGCTGGCGGATGGCGGCCTCGGCGGCGGTGTCGTCCTGGTCCAGGCCCCGCGCCTCGGCCTCGGCGTTGGCATCCAACATCGCCTCGGCCTCGGCCAGCCGCGCGGCGTTCTCCGCCGCACGCGCCTCCATGTCGTCCAGCATGGCGCCGATCTCGGCGAGGCCCTGGTCGATGCGTGCCTCGGCCTCGGCGAGATCGGCGCCATGGTGCGTGGCGCACGCGAACAGCTGTCCGCGGGGGCCGTGCCCGACCGGGACGGACGGGACGGTCAGGAGGTCCCGTCCGCAGTCGGCGCAGGCGTGCCCGTCCGCCTGCGCGTCGGTCAGGTTCGCATCCGACGCCTCGGCGTCGGCCTGCAGGTGCGCCCCTGTCAAGGGGTCGTAGTCGCCCGGGTCGACGTTCGCCATATCCTCGGCGTCGCGATTCATGATCCGCGCCAGATCCATAGCACCTGCGCGGGCGCCGCGGCCCGTCCATGTTTGCCCCGGGACCTGCAGCCCGGTAATGCGATCCTTGACCCCCCATTCGCCGTCGTAGCGGTGCGCGACGTAGCGGTTGCCGGTCATGATCTCTCCCAGGGTGTCTAGGGCGGCAGGGGTCAGCGTGATGCCAAACCCGGTGGTGATCATCATTTACCCCTGCCTGCCTCTCATTTAACCTAAGTTTACTGGCGTTTGACGCGGACGGAAAGGGTGTAGCGGTTGATGCCGCCGATGGTGTCCAGGTAGCGGCGCACCATGTGCGCCGATCCTGCCCTGCCGTGCTGCGCAATCGTCTTGCTGTGAAGGTCCCTGACCCACTCGGAGGTCAGGTCTCCCTCGACGGTTTCGATGTAGGTTTCGGTGTAGGTGACCGGGGGCATGGGCCACATTTAACCTAAGCTTGCGCTAGGTGTCAAGCGCCTCGGCTAGGCCGAGGCGTCCGGGTCCGACAGGGCGTTCAGCCTGCGCGCGTGGATGGCGGCCGTCGCCGCGCGCTTCCACTGGAATCGCGCGGCGTTCCTCGTAGTGACGGGGCTACCCGTGCCGTCCACCTGCGGCCGGCACACGTCGCGGGTGTCGATCACGAAGAACATGCCGGCCCGCTCGCTTACCTTGTATCGCGTGTTGCCTTCCATCTCCGTTCCCCTCTCTCGTGGTGTGACATCACATTAGCCTGATCCATTTGACACTGTCAAATGGTTACCGTGTGACCTGGTTCACATCGTATCCATTTGACAGTGTCAAATGGTTCGGTTAGGCTGAGGCCACACCACCAACCGGGAGGAACCGAGATGACCGCCACCACCGCCGGCTACATCCTTTTCACCATCGGCGTTGATGAGGCCGCCGAGGGCGTTTTCGCCAGCTGGGATGAGGCGTACGGCCTGGCGGTGGAACTGTGGGGGTGCGAAGTCGAGTTCAGCGCGCAGACGTGGGACAGCACAGATAACGACGTAGACGCGTCGTGGTACGCAGACCTTACCGCCGACGTGGCGTTTTGCATCCGGCGCAGACGCGCCTAAACACCAAAGGGCCACCCCCGCAGGGGTGGCCCTAGGCGTGCCTGGTTCGCCTACTCGGCAGGCCCTTAGAGGCGATCCGCGCCCCATCGGGGGGCGCCTCACCCCCTGGAGGGGTTATGCGTAGCAGTGACCGCGCCGAGGCTGGCGCCCTGTATTTCGACCGCGACGCGTGGATGGCCACCATCCGCCATCTGTTCGCCTACGTCCGCCTCGGCGGCATCCTGGACGCGCACGGCCCGGACGTCGCTGCGGATTTTGAGCTGTGGGCGACGGACACCCACGTGTCCCCCGCGGCAGGGCTGGACGCCCTGCCGCTCAGCTGGCGTGACGTGTGGGAGGAGTACCGGGACCTTAAGGGCCTCTAGAACGCCGCGAGGGGGCCCTAGGGCCCCCTCGCGTGCCTGGGTTCTGCCGGCTACTCGTCAGCCGGTTCTACGGCCTCAACGGTCCAGGTCTGCTCATCGTCGCCCTGGCCTGTGGTCAGCGTGTCCTGCCGTTCTCTCTCCATGGCCTGCAGCCTACCCGCGCACCGCGCGGGGGATGTGACCGGCATCACCTCAAACCATTTGACAGTGTCATATGGTTAGGGCATAGTTAGAGATGCACCCGGAAGGGCCGGGGCGGAAAGGGGAAAGCGAAATGGCCGACTACCGACTCCCGAAGGTGGGCGAGATGGCCCGGGGGGTCTACCGGGGGCAGCCAGTCCGGGGGGTCGTCCGAGAGGCGGTCCGCCTTCCCGGACGGACCGCGCGGGTCCGCCTGCGGGTCACCCTGGACCACTCGATCGCGATCGACGGTAAGCGGGTGGGCGACATCTACATCACGGTGTCCCCGTGGGATGGGATCGACCCGGACATGAACGAGGAGGCCGCGACGTTCATCATGGGCGCCTAGGCGCCACGGAAGGGCCCCCCTACCGGCAATAGGGGGGCCCTTCCCCGTTCCCCGAAAAGAATCATGGAGAACCATTTGACGGCGTCATACGGTTCCGTATAGGATGGTGTCACACCAGAGAGAAGGGGAAACGAAATGACCAGCGACTTCACTCTCATCATCGCCCCGGACGGGGCGGTAGTGCACAACGCCTTCGAGATCGGTCAGCCCGAGTGCCCGGTCGACATGGACGACCTGGACGACCGGGCGCTGATGTGGGCCGTAGCCCACGGGTACGCAGACCAGACGTGGGAGGTCTTCAACTACGACGTGCTACTCCACATCCAGCGCGGGCACGCCGACAGGCGCGACTTCCCGTCACTGCAGCTGACCCTCTGACCTGCGCAGGAACCACAGCCCCCGGGGCGCCCCCGGGGGCTTCACCCATGCGGCAGCGCGATAGGAGGGGTCATGGCGAGACGGACAGTCCGCGCGGACGGTAGGCTCGCGGGCGTGGAGGACACGCAGACCGAGGCCTCAGGGGCGGCCTGGACGCCTACGCCCAGCCAACTGGCCGAGGCGTTCCGCCGGATGGCCAGACCGGACCAGGAGGAGGCCATCCGGCTACTCGGCCTCACGCACACTAGCGGCCTCGCGGCGCTGCTCGGAAAGAACTCCAGGCAACAGGCGTTGATCATCGCCAACCGCGACGACTTCCCCCGGCCCCTACGTGAGCCTGTAGCCGGCGTCAGGGTGTGGCTGGCGAGCGACGTCCGCGCCTACGTCGCGGCTGGCCTAGTCGACCGCGGTGCGGGCGGCAGGCCACCGTGGAAGGGCAAGACGGCGTGAAGAAGCGGCGCCAGCATGGGCCGTTGCCGGCCCTGCCTGCCGTGCCCGCCGAAGCGGGCACGGTCCCGCTCGACTGCGGCCACCTGGCCGCAGGGCGGCCCGTGTGGCGGTCCGCCTCGGGTGGGACCGCCTGCGACGTGTGCGCCGAGGCGCGCCGGGCGGACCTTGACCGACTGCTAGAGACTGAGGCGGACGGGTGGGACGGCCAGGATGACGGGAGGGAAGGGGACCACGATGTGGTATGACGTGAAGACCACGCGTTTCCTGCTATTGGAAGATATCTGCGCCGCGCGGACTCAGAGCATACCCTATTGGCACGAACTACTTGCCCTCTCCCCTGGAGAGCCTGCCTATCTGGCGGAAATCGACCGGCTAAGGGGGGAGATGCACGCGGCGGCGCGGCGCGCCCTTGACCTCGGAGAGCCTGTGGCGTATGTCTGCGAGGCACTCGGGCCGGGATACCGTGCGTCTAACGTCGCCCGCCTGATCGCGTCTACAGGCCACGCGGCGTAGGACGTTGATGGGGGCGGTGCACCACCGCCCCCATCAACTGGCCGCTAGACGTCGCTGACCTCGGGCATGCCCGAGGTGATCCAACTACCCGCGTCGGCAGCTGTCGGCCAGACTGGCCCTACCGGCCATCCGCCCTGGCCGTTGATGTACTCGCGTACCTGCCAGCCCGCGCCGGTTTCGACGATCCGATACGTCCGGTCGAGGTCAAGGTCGTCCGGGTCGCCGAGGTCGTGGTCAGGCATCGGCCTCGGCCTCGGCGGGGGGAAGTGACGTCACGATGGTGACGCGGCGGGCCGGTAGAGGCCCGGACGTCGCACGCTTGAAGTCGTCAACGGGCCCGTCCCGCACGGCGGTCACGGTGCGGGATTTCTCGTTTACGGACGCAATGCGGCCCGTTCGCGCCGCATATCCATGACCGTAGTTCCTCGACGTCCAGCATACCAACTGGCCGATTTTGATTTCGACTCCACGGGAGTCTTTCACCTGCATATTCTCCGTCCGCCTGCAGTATAGCATCTGACCTTATGTGTTTGATGAACGATGGTGGTGTGGTGTACGACGCTAGGATGGTCGTGGCGGTCCGGCTGACAGCCGGCTAGGGGTAGGGGTAGGGCTAGGGCCACGGCTGTTAGGGCCGTGGCGACCCTTACAGGGCCCTTCACAGGCCCATCTCTTCCATCCACTCGTATATCTCTGCAGCGTAGGGATCGGCGATCTTGTGTAGCGCCTGCAGGAACTCCCATGCTTCCCGGATATTGTCGGGAAGATCGTATTCCTCGGCCTTCAGGCCGTAGTCGAGGGCATCGTCGATGCCCCCCTCATGGTCGATTTTCGCTGCGAATTCCGCGGCTGGCCGTTTCACTCGGCGGCCTGGACGGCGTCAGCGCGCTCCCGCGCGGCCTGTAGACGCGCACGGTTCACGCCGATGTGAACAACCCTCGGGATGTCTGCCGCATCCAGGGCTATGGCGGTGGGCAGGATCGATTGGTGGCCGTCAACGGTCACGACAACTTCCTCAAACGGGCGTCGCTCAACAAGCATGAACGGAATACCATCGGCATGGCC